GAAGATGGAGATGTTCAAGTCGGATCGTCCGACCGGAGCATTCGGTGAATTTATACGCTTGATTCAAGCTCATATTTGCATGGCAGTTGGCCTGCCCTACGGCTTCGCCTTCGACGCCGATAAGAGTGGGCCAATGGCACGCATGGAAGCGGCAATGGCAGAGCGCACATTCTTGCGGTGGCGTGGACTTCTTGAAGGCAAATTCCTAGACCGCATCAAGAACATTATCCTTCTCGACGCAGCCGCACGCGGACTCATTCCAGATTCCGAATACTTGCTAGATGGCCGCTGGTGTTGGCCTGCCAAGGTTAGCATTGACTACGGACGCGAAGCCAATGCAGATATCAACTTGTGGAAAGCTGGCTTGAAGACAGCTGGACAAATTTACTCCGACATGGGAGAAGACTACGAGGAAGCACTTCGCGCACGGGCGAAAGAAAGTGCAATGATCGTATCTCTCGCGAACGAGATGGACATTCCTGCGGAATACATTTCGGATTCTATCATTCCCATTCAAACCGTCGCTCCGGTCGCCGCGCCTATCGTGCAAGAAGAGCCACAGCCAGAGCCAATACAGACAGAGCAAGCCAAGCAAGTTGATCTTGCAGACGAGAACAAGCCAAGCAAGGGCATGGTCGAAGAGGCACTAAAGGGCTTGAAATGGCGCGAAGAATACAACCGAGGCGGAACTGCCGTAGGAGTTGCACGCGCTCGCGACATTTCCAACGGTAAGAATCTTTCGGACGATACCGTCAAGCGGATGTACTCATTCTTTTCACGGCATGAGGTTGATAAAAAAGGCCAAGGATTCACGCCAGATGAAGACGGGTTCCCATCCGCAGGCCGCATTGCATGGGCATTGTGGGGCGGAGACGCAGGCCAAGTTTGGGCCGCTGACAAAGTCAAAGGGATGCAGGCATCGCAACCCGAACAGATGAAAGTATCGCTTGCCGTTCGCGATCCGTTCGGACGCATCACCGGATTTGAAACAAAGCATGAGCTTGTTATGCCGACGCCCGAAAGAAACGAAGAGCAAGACGATTTCATAGGCCGCTGCATGGTGAGCGGAACGATGTCGATCGAATATCCAGACGAGAGCCAACGCACCGCCGTGTGCATGGCACAATGGGAGAAAAAATAAATGATAATCCAAGGAATTGCACTTGAAGCTAAACGGGCGCTGATCTCAGGCGTTCACCAACCTGGAGACGACTACCGCATTGCATTCTATTCGGCATCGGCAAAGGTCGGGCCACAAACAAAAGCCTACGTCACCGAAGGCGAGATCAAGGGCAAAGGCTACAAGGCCGGAGGCGTAAAGCTCAAGGGGTTCAAGACCGGCAGCATCGGGAAAAATGCTTTTATGACGTTCGACGATATTGAACTAAAAAACGCAACATTCAGCGTATCGGGCGCGATGGTTTACAATGCCAGCAAAGGCAACGCAACCTTGTGCGTCCTCAACCTCGGCGGCGAGCGCCACGTATTCGACGGCGCATTTGAACTCAAATTCCCGAAGCCAACCGAAAACAATGCATTGATTTTACTCGCATAAATATGAAACCGACAAACCCAATTATCATCGACGGAGAAACCTACGACATTTACACGATCAACCTTGCGATCACGTCCGTTGTGAATGCAGACGCAAGCGAAGACGCCAATGTTTCAATGCGCTTGCTTCCTACACGGGTTGCGAATGGCGAGGTTATCGTTGCTGATGCTTATGCTCGCGTCATGTTGCTAGGCAGCGTCGATAACGTCGATCTCGCAACGAAGACCGCCGTTGCTCAAATTTCAGCAAGCATTCAAGAATTTATCTACGAGAAGGGTCTGTAAAAAATGGCGCTTATTATTTCAGCGGCAACGGGGAATTTTAACGCAGGGGCAACTTGGATCGGAGGCATTGTTCCGGGTGCAGCGGACGAAGCCCGCGCCTCGACGGGGCACACGGTCACGATCACCGCAAATGTGACTTGCACCGAGTTGTCTAATGACGGCACAGGCATTTTTACGCTAAATAACGGCGTGACGCTAACCGCAAATGTCACCAGCAAATCGACGACTGTAACGCGCAACTGCCTTCAGTTCACCGCCGCATCACCTTCGGTGGGAACTATTGTCGGAAACTGCACAGGCGGAACGGTGTCCGGTGCAATAGGCGCAAACAACACATCAACAGGGACTCTTAACATCACTGGCAATGTCACCAGCGGCAGCGGCGGCAGTTCAAACGGGGCAGCTAATAGCGGCACTGGGACTCTTAACATCACTGGAAATGTCACAGCAGGCCTCGGTGCGACTGGTGCAAATAATAGCGGCACAGGCACTCTCTCCATCACTGGTAATGTTGCCGCTGGGAGCACCGCTAATGTCCACGGAGCAAGCAATGGCAGCAATGGCACGCTCACTATCACTGGAAACGCAACCGGAGGGAGTGGGACTAATGGCCACGGCGCAAACAATAATAGCAATGGCACGCTCACTATCACTGGAAACGCAACCGGAGGGAGTGCGATTTCCTATGGAGCGAACAATAGCACCACGGGAACGATCACTATCACTGGAATTGCCACCGGCGGAACTGCCACAAATGCTTCTGGAGTTAATAACGCCTCCACGGGAACCGTAAATTTAGGCCGGGCAAAAGGCAACGCCTACGGGCCGGGCAACACCAGCGGCGTCGCTGCGGCAGTCGGTGCGTCAAACGCTGGACTCGGCGTCATCGAAATTCAAGAACTTGAATTTGGCCAATACGGAATGAACCCAACCAGTGGCACTGGAATCCGCCTCAAAAAAGTCAGCACGAATCAAGCCATATTCAACTATGTCGATGCTGGCTCAGCAAAAACCTTGGTGGACGCCACGCAAGGTCAGATGCCTGCCGTCACCGATGTCCGCACCGGAGTCAGCTACGCCAGCGGAGCGTTGACCGGCATATGCGCCGTCCCAGCCGCCGCCAGCGTTGGCTTCGGCGTCCCCGTCGATGCCACCACCGGCACAGCAGCTCTCACGCCTGCGAGCGTGTGGGATCATTTACTCTCAGCAATCACCGCAAGCAGCACAATCGGAACGCTTCTTAAAACCAACATCGACGCAACAATTTCAAGCCGCTCAACATTGACCGCCGCGAATGTGAGGACAGAACTCACGCCAGAACTGACCGAGATTGGCGAGATCTATGCAATCCACGGCTTAGATATCGCAAACGCGCTCACGGTCACGCCAACGCTCCGCTCGGCGGGAGCTATCACGCAGGCGATCACCGGCGACGGAACCACGAGCACGATAGTCACGCGAGTCTAACGCATGATTGCTTCCCTGCTAATCGCAACGCAGGGCTTAATGCCAAGCCCGACGCCGCTATCCATCGGCGTGCATGGCTTGTTGTTCGTTTCGGTAGTCCCTCCAGTTCCTATCACTCCGACCGATCTGCCTGGCGGTGGCGGACGGCGTGACGAGCGAAAGGTAACGCTCTACGCTCTCGGCAACAGACTGCGATATTCGGTCGGCAGCGTCGATATAAGCGCAGGCACGCGGATAAATGTAACAGGGAGCGCATTTAATTCTTGCACGTCCGACGCCGCGCTTTCGATAAGCGCAAGCACAACAGCAAAAGGCAACCGCAACCATACCGGCACGGGCCGCGCAGGCATCTCAATTTCATCTACGTTCAACGTTGTTGGATGCGAAGAAGAGAACGAGTTGGAAGTTTATTTGATGGCACAGGCGGCGATGGAATTGATGGACAGCATTTGACATTTGCGCCCTCGCATGGATGTCATCGAAGGCGTTTCAATTATTTCAATCGGCGAAGCAAAAGGCCACGGGCTATACGTTGACGAGCAGACTTTGATGGAAGTCAAAGAATGCGCCGAGTCATACAAGGGCGGCGTCAAGGTCAATCTAGACCACGGCGCAGGCATTAAAGATATCGTCGGATTTGTAAACAATTTCCGCATCGTCGGATCGCAACTCTTGGGCGATCTAAACCTTCTTCAAACATCGCCCATGCGTGATTACGTCTTGGAGATTTCAAGCAAACTCCCCGACACGTTCGGAATCAGCATCGCATTCAGCGGGCCTATCCGCGAAGTGGATGGAATGGACTTCGCAAGTTGCACCGAACTCTACAGCGCCGATCTCGTGCAAACACCAGCCGCAAATGCGACCGGGCTTTTCAGTTTTACCGCCAAGCAAGTTGACAAATTTTTCAAACAAATGGAAGACGCAACAATCGAAATCGAACCCAAGGAGGACGAGGTCAGCATCGCTGACATCGTTTCTCGTCTCGCCGCTCTTGAAACCGCCTTCGGCGACTACAAGAACAAAATGGAAATGCCAGCCGAAGAGCCAGCAGCAGAGCCAATGAAAGAAGAGATGGCCACTGAACTCAGCGCAATTTCCAAGCTCGAAGCCAAACTCGACACGATCATCAGCAACTTCGGAGCCGCCCCAGTTAAGGCTTCGGTAGTCGCAGAAGAAAAAGCCGAAGAGAAATTCGACTTAAAGGCGATCATCACCCAGAAAACCGAGGAACTCGGCAGCCGCACCGAAGCGATCCGTTTCGCAATGCGCAACCACCGCGAAGCCTACATTGAAGCCCGCGACAACAATCAACTCAACTTTTAATCCCAACTAATTTATGGCAACACAAAACGACCTAGGAATCCGGAGTTTTAACTTCGCTTCCGCTATCAGCGCCAACACTCTCGTGAGCGTGTCAGGCGACAACGCTGCGCAAGCAGCATCAACCGGAGCCGCAGCAATCGGAGTTGTCCAAGACGACACCGCCGCCGCTGATCAAGGCGCTGTTAAAATGTTTTTCCCATCGCAGTTCGGCATCGTAGCCGCCGCCGGTATCGTTACCGCAGGCAGCTCCGTCTTCGCTGTGACGAATGGAACCATCGTCGGAAGCCTCGCAGCCAGCGCCGCTACTCTCGGCATCGCGATCAACAGCGGCGTAGCCGGTGACATCGTCGAATACGTCCCTAAGTTCAACCAATAATTTAACTACCCAATATGGCACTCTCATACACAACCATTCGCGCAGACATCGCCCAGGCTGTCTTCGAAGGTCTCAGCAACAAAAACAATTTGTTCATCGGCACAGAAGTCATGCCCGTGTTCTCCTCAGACGTTCGCTCCGGCGCATATCTGAAATTGAACCTTGGCGACTCCGAAGCCCTCAACGACGACGCTCTCAAGATCGCCGCTGGTGCTGGATACCCCCGCACAAGCCGCCGTTTCACAAGCGACTCGTTTGATGCTATCGAATACGGTCTCGAAGAGGTTCTTCCTGACTCCAACCGCCGCGATCTCGACAGATTCTTCGACACCGAGGTGAACATCGCCGCGATGCTTCTTCGCCAGATCCAAGTCTCCCACGAGGCTCGCGTTGCTTCCGCAGCATTCGCCGCCAACGGCCTGACAGCGATCAGCGCATCGGCAGCCTACACCGACGCGAACATCACCAGCTTCGACGTTCCCGGCGACGTTGCTCAAGCCAAGCTCGAACTCGCCAAATACGGCGTGCTCGCAAACACCTTGATCATGTCCATGCCTGTGTTCGAGCGCATCCGCCGCTCCGCTAAAGTGCAGAACCAGTTCTTCGGCATCGTTCCTTCGGATCAAAGCCGTCTCTTGAGCGAAGGCGAAGTAGCCGCCGCTGTCGGAGTTGACCGCGTTCTCGTTGGCCGCGCACCCAAAAACACAGCCAAAAAAGGCCAAGTGTATTCGGGCGGTTTCATCTGGAGCAACACCTACATGGCACTCGCCAACACGGTTGGCGGTGACTTCTCAGGTGGTGGATTCGGTCGCACGATTGTATGGGCCGCAGACAGCCCCGTGCCTTTCGTTTCCGAAACCTATCGTGACGAGGCCCGCCGCGCCGACGTTCTCCGTGTTCGTCAGAACTCGGCTGAGAAAGTCATCGACGGCTCCAGCATCATCCGCATCACAACCGGATACGTGTAAGATTCCCCGCAAGTAAGCATCGGAAAA